CCCCCCCCGAGGCGGCTAAGCCTCGCAGTTTTTCTCGGTTTCAGTGGTGAAACCGCAGCAATCCGCCACACGATAGTGGCCGCGCTGCCTATCATCACAGACCGGGTCTAGGACCCGGAACGTCTTCCGTCTTCCATTCCGATACACCTTTACATAACGTTTAGGTATGCTCTTTATGAGCCGGAATGTCTCGGTACTCTCCGAGAACGGTGACCATGACGTTTCGCCAAACCTATCAACAAACCGAGCCTCTCGATGCCAGTCCCAATAATAGAACCGCTCATCAGTGATCAAGCGGTCCCTGGGACAGTACCTCAGCGCTTTGAAGACCCATCCTTGTTTCTGGGCGTCCCACAGTGGGACACTAGAATTCGGTGGGCAATCAAAAGGACGATCCTGGCGGATGCCAGAGAAATCCGGAGCGTCCGAGGGGACAACGAAGAGGCTATTTCCCGTGCGTAGAACTTCACGCTCGAGGAAAGAGAGGGTTGTGGCAAGTTCTGCACGATCCCACCTCCTAAGTAAATTGTTGATAAGTTTGTAGCATTCTGCTACGTAAGGAAGCTTAGCCAGTTCGACGCCAGTACCCTCGGGACTGCAAGGCCTGACATCGACACCGCGGTAGTAGTCACCACCGCAGCTTTCCCGAAAGTCATGGTCTACAAAGGTTTTGTCCTGATTCAGAACCAGGCGCAACCTAGGCAGTATGGACGAGACGTATTTGTGCATCCGAGTCGGATAAATCAAATCGTCACCGTACACACTAATCAAACCATAAATTCCGGTCAACTCTTGAATCGCCTTAAGGAGCGCGTAAAACAAGAGAGTCTGGAGCGGAAAAGTAAACCCGATACCCATAGCCATGAAAGAAGACAGACTGCAAAAGCTCTGTCCGATCTTCACTCTGGGTACCCTACCAAAACTGACCGCGCGATACCATGCGCGTGGCAACAACATGTTGACCAAGTCGGCACCAAACGAATCACTAGCGGCAGACATATCCGCCGTGACTGATTTGAGGGTTACAGAGGCTTCCTTTGCATACTCGCGGTGTTTAAACTGCAAGCGCTTAATGTTCAGCCTTGCCCTTTCCTTCAACCGACGCTCAATCAATTTCCCCAGACCGTAGGAGATAAAACTTCCAATGGTCGTGTTCGGGGTGATCGTGCGTAGTTTATCCCAGGCTTTTGGTACATGTGTGGTGTTAAGTGCGGGTGCATCATCCGACGATACCACGGGATCAGGGTAGAACTCACCATATTTCTCGCGATATATCCCCCGTAAAACGGGTTCAGCGGCCAAGAATGTTGAGACAAACCATTCCTTATGATGCAGCGAACCGGATAACGAAGCTGTAAAATCGGTGGCCTTTGTGCCACCTAGCTTCGCGTCGAGATAACTATCTCGTAAAGGATTACCCAGCGTCGCGCGTGTACTAAATTTACAAGAGTCGAAATGTTCGTCTGGGTCATATTCACCAAGGATATCCTTGATGATAGACCGAGCTTTCTGGACGACTTTCCGTAACATTGGTGTCATTTCCATTGGCATCGCAACCCGTTCCTGAGTGGACATGAACTTTCGCTCAGCTTCCACCTGCAGTGAGGAGTTACACATTTCACTTGCAAAGATGTAACGTTTACAGAACCTATCCAGTTGGTATACCCTCTTAAAGATATGAGGGGGCGCCTGCATGATCTGGGGATAAGAAACACCCCGGATTTTCGCACCATCCGCTGTACTAAAGGAGCCTAGGCTCCGGATGATGCGATTACAGACGTCTTCGCCAATGTACGGTTCGAAATCACTTAACATGCAGAGGTACGTCGTGGACATTAAATGATCCATCGAAAAACGTTGACCTCGGCTTCTACCTTGTTTAACCTTCTTGGACATGGAGTCCTCCTGATGTTTTCAAAGGTTGCTGCTCCGTTACAGATCAATTTTACATCGGTATAGGTAAAACACCGAATAGATCCATAAGAAAAGCAAGTACTTGTTGCAAGATGGTACAAACCCACGTACATGTAGCGTCTTCGGGTGGTAATACTCCCGGGACATCTAACATGACGTCACCCCATCGATCCGGTTCGCCGGAAATCAGCGTAATCTGCGTGAGTTGCCACCATGGCAATCCACTCCCAGATATCGTCGATCTCTGCGATGGACATAATCGGGTGAACCTCTACTTCAAGTCTCGCCAGCGGGAACACCACACGGTCATCTGCATCCAACTTCGGACGCTTATGCACCATTTTCATGGAGCCTTTGGACCATGTTCCCGTTGCAGCATTATAGGTAGGGTTCTTTGCCGTATGAATGGTCAAAGGACGCTCGCGATAATCTGCGACAGCGGTCACCGAAGTGACTTTCCCTGCCCCTGTGGAAGCGGTTTCGTTATAAACGGCATCCGTTCCTCCTGTAAAGCTGACTGCTGTAGTACCTTCTTTTAGAGTAGCTCCTAATATGGACATACTCACCTCCGAGATTGCACAATTGAATGTGCGATTCTTTTTGTAGGCTCCCAACCGAGAGCCAAGGAATCCAACTGCCTCTTCCATGACAATGTAGAAAACTGCCAGGGAGGTGTTGGTGAAAGGGGTACATTAATCGTCCGATGTACAATACTATCGGTCGCAACACCCGCGTCAAGAGGCGGCGGTAAAGCAGCTAGCGCTGGGTTAACAGAAGACCACGAAGATGTTACTTTCGTGATAGTCCGCTCCATACGTTTTACTTGCTTCAACGTCACACAATTTCCACGGATAGTACGATTCGGTTTCGGCTGAATAGCTGCTAGCCAACCACCTACATTAAGTACCCAATCCGCCACAAACGAATACAGGGTTTTCTCCCATAGAAGACCTACCCATTGCGTCGGGTGTATCCCCAGCTGTAGCATCGTTTCCGATGCAGAATTCGCAGCCAGGTGATAGTTGTAATAAACCCGTGCATGGGCACGTACTTCGTCCACCGTCGTGTCCTGAAAGAACAAATTCAGGGCTAACAGTGACTTCGTTACCGACCTGGTGGAGGTCGATTTACTTAAGGGTGAAGCACCACCGGATCGAAGTAATACATTCTCATCCAGTTTTGCGGAGAGGCCTCGGACCAAGTCGGAAATATCGTAAACCAATGGCATTAAGCCATAACGATACGCCAACCAGGTTGAGGCCACGTAGTCCGCAGACTTCACAGCTTTCCTCCGCCCTAGTTTGGACCCATGTTTTCTATGGATATCCTTGTAGAGCGAAGAAAAGGCAGACATTGGATTGACCAGGAACTTCGCGGTCTCTCCTGCTTCGGCAAGCATTTGCCCAACTCCAATCTGTGGTTCTGTTAGACCAGCTGAGGCCTCTACGAGCGCCCAGTCCATGAGATTATCCCCTGCTATTCCGGGGATTGAGCTCAAAGGTACCGAGATTGACGGAAAGCCATAGGACGTTAAGTTGCCTATAAACTTCCAGTACGGTTTCGGATACGGTCCCAGATCAAAAGTTGTGCTTCCTGGACCCACAAATTCGTGGGTGCGGGTCATCGCTGAGAACCTTTGCAGCTTGAATTGACCTGGCTTGTATGGCGTAGAACGCATACAGTGAACCAGATTCCCATACCCTTCCTGATTGTACGTAACGTTCGTAGTACCGGTGTATGTTGCAACCGATGCATAAGGACGCCACGTGTAGTCAAGGAGGAGGGTCTTCTTGCGCGTAGGATTCACTTTGACAACCTCAGGAAATGATGATGCCATAGCTGTCTGTCTCCTTAAGTTGTGTTTGGAGCGTAATTGCTCCCCGAAAGGCCCCACATTGGGGCC